CCGGGACTGGGCACTCAGCGACACGTGTGGATTGCACCCAAGAAACGAGAAGCCGGTGCCAGCGGCATCAGAAAACAGTTGGCTGAACTGTATCCACATCTTAAAGATGATGAACTAGATGTCATGACACGGATCACCACGGCCAAAGAACTAGCAGACTATCAACGTCTCAGTGCGCAAGACACAAAAAAATGACCTACGAGTGCAGGTATTGCAAGAAAAGTTTTGTCAAGGAAACCAGCCTGGCTGTACACATGTGCGAGCCCAAGCGTAGATTCCAGGAACAAGATGAGCGTGGAGTGCAACTGGGCTTGCATGCGTATCTGAAGTTTTATGAAATGACACAAGGCAGTGCCCGGTTAAAGTCCTTTGAGGATTTTGCTACCAGTCCCTACTATCGAGCCTTTGTGAAGTTTGGCAGGTATTGTGTGGCTGTCCGGGCCATCAATCCAGCCAGATTCGTGGAATGGTTGCTGAAGAACAATAAAAAAATTGATCACTGGGGCCGAGATACCATGTACACCGAATATCTCACAGAATATCTGCGAGCGGAAAATGTCAACGACGCTCTGGCCCGAGCCATGGAACATGGCATAGACTGGTCGGAACAAACTGGACATCCCGCCGAAGACTGCCTGCGTTATGGCAACACCAATGCCATGGTCTATGCTGTGACCACGGGTCGCATCAGTGCTTGGATCTTGTATAATTGTGCCAGCGGACAGAAGTTCTTGGCCGAACTGGATGCCACACAGATAGCCATGATCTGGCCCTACATTGACAGTGAAGTATGGATGAAAAAGTTTTCCGATTACATAGCCGATCAAGAGTATGTTCGAGAAATGTTAGCCAAGGCAGGTTGGTAATGAACAAAAAAAGAATATTTCCTATTAAACAAGATCCTGCTTGTTTATTAAAGTGGGGCTGGAGCACAGTGTTTTTAAATAGTGGATCAACCTCGTCGTGCCATAGAACTGAAAAATATGCAATAGACCCTGACAACTTTGATCAATTTCATAATGTTACAGAGAAAATAACCGCACGTGAACTAATGCTCAAAGGCCAATGGCCCGGGCACGGGTGTGAATATTGTAAAAGGGTTGAAGATGTCGGTGGAGTCAGTGATCGTTTATTCCAATTGGACCAACAACAAGATCCCGGATTAACAGCGCCCGAGTTGTTTGAAAATAATCTGGCAGTCAGTGTTACACCAACAATTTTAGAAGTGTATTTTAAAAATACCTGCAATATGGCCTGCGTATATTGTGGCCCGCACTTTAGTAGTTTATGGGAAGATGAAAATAGAAAGTATGGAAATTTGTTTGAAAACCTCACAAAATTTTCAGTGCAACAATCTCAACACAACCCACACTATGATAAAATGGTAGCTGACCTTTGGACCTACCTGGCCACCGACAATCGTTACTTGACACTAAGAAGATTTCACATACTAGGCGGCGAGCCGTTTTTACTCAGCGAACTAGACGATTGTCTTGACTTTTGGGACTCGCATGGCAATCCTGATTTGGTATTGAGTATAATTACAAATCTTAATATACCACACAAAAGATTTCAAAAATATATTGATCGTTTTGAACGGTTAGTCAACGAAAACAAAATTTGGAAATTTCAAATAACTGGAAGTCTTGATGGATGGGGACCCGAAATAGAATATGTTAGATATGGGTTAGATTTAAATAATTGGGAACAAAATTTTAGATCGTTATTGGACAAGTCCTGGGTAACACTGTCTATAAACTCAGCAATATCTGCCTTAACTATAAAACAACTTCCGGCATTGATTACAAAAATAAATGAGTGGAATCAGCTACGTCCTGCGGATGCAGAGCCAATAATTTTTAGTTATGCTCTTACCGGACAACGTGACGACCCAAAACGTTTTGGTAGTGGATTTTTTGACAATGATTTAAACTTGGCTCTATCACTGCTAGACAAAAAATCCACAATAGATATTGGAGTCTACGAAGCGTTGGAAGCAATTCAGCAGCTGATTAATAAGAATCCAATGAATATAACACAAGTTAACGAGTTAAAAACTTACCTTGATCAATTGGATCAACGGCGCAAGACCAATTGGCGAACTACCTTTCCTTGGCTTGACCAAGATTTTGAATAGTGTTATAATAATAGTATGAGTGCAGATATTGACATCGACTTGGCTGACAGAGAGCAACTATTACAGTTGATTCAAGCTACTCCGGCACGTCAACTGCACCAAGGGCAAGTGCGACGTCACAACAGTGGCGTTTATGTTACAGACATTCCGTATGATCCTATCAACAACTGTGCTGCTATTGATTACGAACAAGCGGAACAGTTGGGCTATTTTAAAATTGACCTGTTAAATATGAGTGTGTATCAACTTATAACCGGTCCGGAACATTATCAAACAATGCTAGCCACAGAGCCCACGTGGGCAAGACTGTGGACAGACATCGAGTGGGCAAAACAATTAGTTCACGTGGGTAACTACACAGAGTTATTAAAAACTATGCGACCAGATTCAATTCCAAGGATGGCAGCTTTTATCAGCATTATTCGACCCGGCAAAGCACACTTGCAGAATCGGCCGTGGACAGAAGTGTTTGAGTCAGTGTGGGATGGTGATGATAGTAAAGGATTTGTGTTCAAACAAAGCCATGCTGTAGGGTATGCGACTCTAGCAGCCTTGCACATGAATCTGCTGAAGTAGATTTAATCTAGTCGACGTACCAGGGTGATGCTTTTGCGTTTGCTCCTGCGGCGGCTCATTTCCGCCAGACTGCATACCGGGCCATGCAAGATGACAAGATCACGGTTGGTGAATGTGCGCACATAGGGCCGGAACTGGTCCCAGTCACCCTTGAGGAATATGTTGATGGGTATGGTCCTGTTGCTTTCCCACCACCAGATGTTGGCCAGATCCAAGAACACACGTTTGACAGCCACGTCTTGTATGGCACCAAAATCATAGATAGTGGTTATGGCTTCGTCTTGATTCTGTATGATGCCCACGTATTCTGTGGTGGCATAGCGGCACAAGGTTATAAACGGGTATTTTTCCGCCAGTTGGGCAAAGATGTCTGTGGTCATAGATCCAACCTATTTACCAAACCGTTTTAGCCAGGAAAATCTTGCAAGCTAAATACTCTGTATGTACTCGACCCAGGCCTATGTCTACCAGCAGATCACGCAAGTATTGCTGATCGACACAGGTGCGGGCGAAACTTTTACCTATAGGTACGATCCTGTGTACGCCAAACGCCTGACCATAAACAAGGGAGTTGACAATGTGTTGCTGTTTGAATTCATCAATCAGCAGGAAAAACCCGTCAACATCACCGGTAGCACTTTTGTGTTCCGGGTGCTCAACACTGAAAGTGATGAGATCTTGATCCAGGAAAACATGGTGATCCTGAATGCGGCCACGGGCCGTGCCAAGGTCACCCTGACCAGTGAACAACTGTTGGAAGTCCTGGCACAGCCAGCTCGTTACAGCATCAGCAGGACCAGTGGAAATCTCACTGAAGCTGTGTTTGTGGATGCCCAGGCCGGTGCCCGTGCTCCAGTAGACATAGTGGATTCGGTCTTGCCCGAACACGTGCCCAGTGCGCCGTTGACAATACCAACAACTAAAATATCAGCCCAGCTCAGCTACGACGGCGGAGCCTGGAGCCAGTATCCCATCAGTCCCTTGACCGGGCAACCCACGGGCAGCAACTACATTTTCAACACCCTGGCTAACACCGAATTCTTTTCCAGTTTCATTGAGCCCACAAGTGCGGTAACAACCGTGCAGATGACCTTGGTGGGCTACACCGGTACCATCAAGGCCCAGGCCGCAGAAAACTATCAGAGCATATTCTACAATGTCACACCCAGCACCACATATCTCAATGAGACCCGTACCATACACATGAACATAGTGGGCTGGTTCCCTTTGCTGAGACTGTGTTTCAACAACAGCATATTTGGCGTGCCTGATCAGCCCAGCTCACCAGCCCTGGCAGTGGCCACGGTCACAGATGGAGTGGTCACTGCCATCAACATCACCAACGGCGGATCAGGCTATCTAGCACCGCCCAGGATCGTTATAGTGGGCAACGGATCTGGTGCTGCTGCCACAGCCACCATCAACAACACCGGAGTGGTCACTGGCATCACTATCACCAATGGCGGTGCCGGCTACTGGCCCTTGCCCAATGTTGGCCCCAATGTTCCGGCTCCGGCCAATCCTGCCAATCTGGGTGCCGCTGTGTTAATAACCACGGGATATGTGGTGGATTTGCTGTACAGATAAACCAAACTTGATTGCAGTTCCTACAAAAACATGTTATAATACAACATGATTGATGTGATCTCTTACCTGCC